CCGATATCTATCAAAACAAAAGCGGTGGCGAATCAATCAAAACGAAGCGTTTCATACAGCAATTTTACCAGGGCTTTTGTCTTAAGTTCGCGCCTATGGGGAAAGCCCCGTCTTTAGCACATAGGCGTTGATGATGGACTCCTTCACCTCGGCGAGCATATCAATGGCCTTCTGCATCTCCGCATGGTCGCCCCAGGCGATGGTGGCGGGATTGTGGATCATCAGCATGGAAACCGGGGATACCAGGACAGTGTCGCCCGCCATGGCAATGACAGATGCCGCCGACGCAGCGATGCCGTCAATCTTTACTGTGACTTTTCCTTTGTAGTTGGTGAGCATATTGTAAATCTGTGCTGCCGCCACGCAGTCGCCGCCCGGCGAGTTGATCCACACGGTAATGTCACCCGTGCCACTGTTCAGCTCATCCTTGAAAAGCTGCGGCGTGACGTCATCATCAAACCAGCTTTCCTCTGCGATGGTGCCGTTCAGTTCCAGTATCCGCTCTGTCACTTCCGGCTCCTGGTTCTTCGCCTTCCTCCAGTTCCAGAACTTCTTCGTTTTCATCCAACTCCTCCTTTCCCGGTGCGGATTCTGTTTTTCCGAAAAGCCCCGCATCGGCTAATTTTGTCATGTTCCCATTTATCAGATACAAATCACCTCCCAATTCTTCCGGGATACGGTCAAGGTTCTCCAGCTCCCGGATGTCATTTGCGGACATCCACCCGTTCTGCCGCCCCACGGCGTACCCGTTCATGCGGCTCTGGTAATCCCCGCGGAGCAGGCCGTCCACATTGAACTTCATGAAATACTGCTTCTTTTCCTCCGGGGTCAGCAGGGAACGTGCCATAGACTGCTCCCACCGGGACACCCATGGGTCAAGTGTATATTTCACGAACTCAAGGCTCTGCTGCTCAATGTTGGAGAAGCTGCTCTTTTCCAGGTCGCCCACCATGTGCGGCGGCACCCGGAAAATCCTTGCGATCTCATTGATCTGGAACTTCCTCGTTTCCAGAAACTGCGCCTGTTCCGGGGAAATGGAAATAGGTGTATATTTCATCCCCTCCTCCAAAACTGCCACCTTGTTGGCATTGTGGCTGCCGCCGAAGGTGGACTGCCAGCTCTCCCGCACCCTTGAAGGGTCTTTCAGCGTCCCCGGATGCTCCAGCACGCCACTCGGCTGCGCCCCGTTAGCGAAAAACTTCGCCCCGTATTCCTCACAGGCAATCGCCATGCCGATGGCGTTCTTTGCCATTGCGATGGGGGAATAGCCAACCAGCCCGTCAAAGCCGAGTCCGGGGATATGCAGCACCTCCGAAGACGGCAGGATGACCGTGCTGCCCTTCACGGTCGGCGCGTCATCCATGCTCACCGTGTATTCGTAATAAAGCTGCCCTCTGCTGTCACGCTCCACGCCCATCCGGTCCGGCATCAGCGGATACAGCCCGATGACCTCTCCCTTGCCGTTGCGGATAATCTGTGCGTAAGCATTGCCCCAAAGGAGCAGGTGCGTCATCAGCGTTTCCCGGAACACGAAGGAAGTCATTTCCGGGTTCGGCTCATCATGGAGTAAAAAATACAGCGGGTGTTCCGCCGCTTTCTCCTTCCCGCCGTTATCCGTATAGCGGTACATATGCAGCGGCAGCCCCGCCACCGCTTCTGAAAGTATCCGGACGCAGGAGTACACTGCCGTCATCTGCATGGAAGAACGCTCATTGACACGCTTCCCGCTCGTGCTGCCGCCCATGAAAAAACTGTAGGCGCTGCCGGAAGTCCTGTTCTGTGGTGCGTCCCTCGCCCTGAACAATCCACTGAATAATCCCATAGGAACCACGCTCCCTTCCAAAAGACAGACAGCAGAAAGGCACCGCCAAAGCGATGCCCGTCTGCTGCCTGTGTTATGTGTTTTTTTATTTATTATCTTCCCTGATCTGCTTTATCAGCCTGTCAAGACTCACCCCATCCCGGAATCCTGCACGGTAGTAGTATTCGTTTTCCCGCGTGGCTTCCGAGTTTGTCACATCCTCACACAGCTCCATCATTGCCCTCTGCTCTGCGCTTAACTGCTGGAACAGCAGCTCGTGTGCCTGGTCTGCTTTTTCCGCTTCCGCCGCCTGCTTCTCCGTAAGGGGGTATTCCTTTTTAAAGGTATCATGATGCATCCCCATCCGTTCCGAAATGATAAGCTCAAGGAAATCCTTATCTTCCATCCTTCCACCTCCTTCGCCAGACAGCATAAAGGAATATGTGGAAAATAGCCATATAAGGAACCACCAAGGATTCCGCACACAACTCTGTAAAACATTAAAATACCAACAAACCGCGGCTGTCATACACACTCTCCGAGGTTTCGTTCCCACAGCGGATGGCGCGGTCAAGCCCCATGATGGCTGCCACGGCACCGTCAATCTTCTCCGTGGACTTTTCTTTATCTGCCTTAATATTGCCTGCCGGGTCGGTGCGGATGAAGATGTTGTCCATCATCCACCGGAGAACCGGATGCCCGCCGTGGGCAATCATCTGCTCCAGCACCAGCTTCATCAGCTCCTTGGTGGGCGGGGACATATCCTTGAAGCCCTGGCCGAATGGAACCACCGTGAAGCCCATCCCCTCCAGGTTCTGCACCATCTGCACCGCGCCCCACCGGTCAAAAGCAATCTCCCGGATATTGAAACGCTCCCCAAGCCGCTCAATGTATTTCTCAATAAAGCCGTAATGCACCACGTTCCCCTCCGTGGTCATCAGTTTTCCCTGCCGCTCCCACACATCGTAGGGGACATGGTCGCGCCGGACACGCAGCTCCAGCGTTTCCTCCGGCACCCAGAAATATGGGAGGATGCAGTATTTGTCCTCCTCATCCAGCGGCGGGAACACCAGGACGAACGCCGTGATGTCCGTGGTGGAGGACAAGTCCAGCCCTCCGTAGCACACGCGCCCCTCCAGGCCGTCCTCCGAAACCGGGAAGGCGCAGGCGTCCCATTTATCCATGGGCATCCACCGCACCGCCTGTTTCACCCACTGGTTTAAGCGGAGCTGCCGGAAACTGTTCTCCTCCCCCGGATTCTGCTTTGCCGACTCGCAGGCGGCCTCCACCTTGTCAATCCCCACCGTGATATTCAAAGAGGGGTTCGCTTTCTTCCACACCTTCGGGTCCGTCCAGTCGTCCGCCTCATCCGCGCCGTAGATCACCGGGTAAAATGTAGGGTCAATCTTCCGCCCCTCTAAGATATCCTTTGCCTTCTGGTGCGTTTCGTAGCAGATGGAATGGGTATCCGTCCCCGCCGTGGTGATGAGGAAATACAGCGGCTGCATCCTGGCATCCCCGGAGCCCTTGGTCATGACATCGAACAGTTTCCGGTTCGGCTGCGTGTGCAGCTCGTCAAACACCACGCCGTGGATGTTGAAGCCGTGCTTGGAATACGCCTCCGCCGAAAGCACCTGGTAGAAGGAGTTGGTGGGCGTGTAGATGATCCGTTTCTGCGATGCGAGTATCTTCACCCGCTTGGAAAGGGCAGGGCACATCCGCACCATATCCGCCGCCACATCAAAAACGATAGTGGCCTGCTGCCGGTCGGCGGCGCACCCGTACACTTCCGCGCGTTCCTCCCCGTCCCCGCAGGTCAAAAGCAGCGCCACGGCCGCCGCAAGCTCCGACTTTCCCTGTTTCTTCGGAATCTCAACGTATGCCGTGTTGAACTGGCGGTAGCCATTGGGCTTCAGCGTTCCGAAAATATCCCGGATGATCTGCTCCTGCCAGTCGATCAGTTCAAAGGGCTTCCCCGCCCACGTTCCCTTAGTGTGGCAGAGGCTCTCGATGAACATCACGGCAAAATCGGCGGCATCCTTGTCATAGCGGCTGTCCTTCGCTTTGAATTTTGTCGGCTTATATTTTTTCAGTTTCCGCATTGCCATTCCGGTCACCTCCCCAAAGACGGCATCAAAAATGGCCTGCCAGCAGCAAGCCGTAATCTATCAGTACAAGACACAGAGCCTTGCGGCTCCGCTCTTGGAATGTCCAGTTTTAATTTCAGAAAAGTGCGTCAATCTTATCGTACTCGGCCTTAAGCCTCGTGTATTCCTGCGCTATGCACTGCCTCCTGAATCCGTTTTTGCAGGCTTTCCCCTCTTTCCAAAGGCGGTCAAGCTCCGCTTTCCGTTTCGTCAGTACCTCAATTCCGTTTCCTTTCTGTGCATCTCTCAAATCCCTTTCAAATCTTGTCATGCCTTTCTCCTCCGCTTTCTGTGTTTTCCCTTTCGGTAGTACACATATTCGCTCTTTCTGCGGATAATAGCAAGCGGATTTTGAACATATACTGTGCAAATATCTGCAGGAGAAATTGTGTAGTTTTCAATGGTTAGGGATGTGTTTCCCGTCCTCTATCCAGTCAACCAGGACGATGATCTCCCCTTCGGTTTCCATCCGTTCAAGCTCCGCCACATCGTCCATGTCCCAATTGACCGGGTACACCCCGCAGAATTCCACAATGCAGTCGATCTCGCCCGTCTCAATCCAGTCCCGGTTCAGGTTCCATGCGCCGCAGACCGTATCCACATGGCCGTGGCTGACATGGTTCTTATCAAGGATGCCCTCGATTTTCTTGATGGTTTCATCCTTGTAAAGGTCGGTGTCTTTCGGGACGGTGATGTAAAACATACATTTTGTTGCAGCCTCGCCCCGTTCCCTTCTTGCGTCAATCCACTCCTGGATGACCTCTGTCCTTTTTTCCATAGCTGTACGCTCCTTTGCCTTTATAATTTTCATCCCCTGCCGTAGCACCTGTGGATGGCTTCCAGAATCTGTTCCTGCTCCTTCCCGTCCACCCCGATGCTCTCCAGAGCCTCCCTGGTGCCGCAGTCCGGGCAGAGCGGCGTTCTGCCGTCCGCCCGCGAAACTGCCGGCCTCCCGTGGTAGGTCTGCCCGCACCTTGGGCAGACCGAAATCCTCGCAATATTATCTGTTTCTTTCATCGCTGTTTCCTCCTAAGTCCATATTCTCCTGCCGTGGGGCAAGCGCCTCCACCTTGCTGCGGAACATCCGGCCTGCGGATGCGCGGTAACGGCTGCCCCTGCTGTTCTGGAGCCAGAAATATTTCCCATCGAATCCCAGCACGGTGTAGTTGCCCGTGCAGCCGTTCTTCCGGTTGGTCACCATGAAGCAGGCGTCCCCGGTCTTCCACCCGCCCGGAAATTTCTCCCTGCTGTCGGCATACGCCCGTTCCAGAAATGCCTCGTCGAATCCGAAACTCTGGTAGCCCTGCCTGCAGGTCTCCATATAGAACCCGCTCGGAACCCCAAGCGGGCGGTCCTCATGCATGATGTAGACGAAAACCTTCCGCAGCCGCACCTTTCCGGTCTTAATCCCTTTAAGGGGCAGCTCCATCTCCTTTTTGTAGTAAAAGTGGGGGAAGCCCTCGTAGCGGTCAAGCGCCGCCTCATCCTCCTCCGTCACCGCCCATGCCGCCACGGGGACGCTTGCGCCCTCCTGTGGCTCGATGGTGAGGTAGGAGCCGGTCCTGCTGCCCTTGAACAGCAGACGGTAGCCCTCAATCACCGAAGTGCCGATAATCCTCGCCCCGGGGCAGCGCATCCGCATCTGCCGGATGTTTAAGTTTGAGCCGTAAGCAATGTAGTATCTTTTTTCCATCTTGAAATCCATCCTTTCCGAAGGGGGCACCCTTCTACCACCTTAAGACCGCCGGAGCGGTCCACTGCCGTTTCCGCGGCAGGCAAGGTGGCAGGAGGCTACCTCCCGCGTTCCCTTCAAGCGGCCCTTCCGTTTCGGAAGGATGCGTCCCCTGCAAGCCTCCTTGTGAGGATGTCCCTTGCGGTCTTGAATTCGTCCCCGATGAAGCCGAGCCGGAGGAGCCATGTCCGCATGGCGTATTTCGGGTTCTCGCTCTGCTGCGGCTTCGGGCTTGCCGTCTTTACTTCCTTCGCCATCTGGCTGAGTGCGAGGCAGAGCTGGATGTAGCTTTTAAGCTGCCCTGCGTGGAGGCCGCCCCTGCGCCCGTCGCCCGGTTCGTCGAACTGGAAGAGCCGGAACTCGACCGTGCCTTTGGTGAAGGTTGCGTGGTAATTGAGCATATGGTAGCGGCTGTCGTTGTAGTGCTGGTCCCTGCCGTAGCTTGCGCCGTGGCTTGTGTACCAGATGTCCGCAAGGGCCGCCATCGTGGAAGGTTTCTTTCTGTTGACCTGCTCCAAAAACCGTGGGTCAACCGTGCGGCAGTAGCGGTTCATCCTCCAGCGGTCAAGGTTTAAGGCATCCGCTATCAGGCTTTCATGGCCTGCCATGATGTTGGCGAGGTTTCTGAGGCTCTGCGGCGTGTGGCCTTTCGCCCCGATGTGGATGTGTACCCCGCAGCCCCTTCCCGCGTCGCTCTTCGCTCCAGCGTGCCGTAGCTGCCGGATAAGCTCCTGCAGGGTTTCCATGTCCCCGTAGGTAAGGATGGGCGTCACCAGCTCGCACTTTTCGCTGTCAGGCCCCGCGATGCTCACGTCCTTCTGGAATTTCCACTCCCTGCCCTGCGCGTCCCATGCGGAGTAGGTTTCGTAGCCGTTCCTGCGTGCCGTGTATTCATGCCTGCCTGTTCCGAAGAAGTCCGCTGCAATTTTCGCCGCCCTGCTCCTTGCGATGCTGTTCATCTCCACCTCAACCCCGATGGTCTGCTTTTTCATTTCCTCAACCTG